CTCACATGACACCCGCACGTACATCATCCCTACGTACCGCATTCCGTTTTTCCTAGGCAAGCATGGCGGCATATACCTCAAGGGCACACCCAATGATGCCGGGGTATCATACGACAAGCTGATCTACGAAAACGATTTCTACGTGGTCAAGCGCATGTTTGACCAAGAGCAGGGCGAAGTGCTGTGGTTGCGTTTGCACTTACCCAAAGATGGCGTCCGGGAGTTTTCTATCCCGCTGACAGATGCCACATCGAAAGACAGATTCAGGGACACGATTGCGGCGCAGGGCATCATGGCCCTTGGCAAGACCATCGACCCCCTCATGTTTTACATACAACGCTGGTTAAAGGAATTGCAACATATGGGACAAGCAGAAACAGTCCGCAGCCAATTTGGCTGGACAGAAGAAAAGACATTCATCATCGGGGACCGGGAGATTTCGGCAGACGGTGTGCGGTACAGCCCACCATCCCGGGCCATCATGCAGACATGCAGCTTGCTCACCAAGAAGGGTGACCTGAACGAATGGCGCACGATTGCAAACTTCTACAACAACCCCGGCATGGAGGCGCAAGCCTTTGCGCTGTTCCTTGGGTTTGGCAGCGTGTTGATGCCCTTCACACAGGTGCGCGGCGGTATCGTCAACTTGATGAGCCCCGGCTCTGGCACGGGTAAGTCCACCGTGCAGATGGTGATCAACAGCATATGGGGCAAACCGTTTGACCTGCTGCTGCAAAACGACGACACGTACAACGCCAAGATTCACCGCTTCGGTGTGCTGAACAATCTGCCCGCCACGATCGATGAAATCACCAATATGAAGGAGGAGATCATCAGCCAACTGGCGTACGCCATCACGCAGGGGCGCGGCAAGAACCGCATGGAGTCCCAATCCAACGCTGAACGGCTGAACCATACCTTCTGGCGCTTGGTGGCCATCACGTCATCGAACAGCAGCTTGTACGACAAGCTGTACGCCCTGAAGGACTTTCCTGAAGGCGAGATGATGCGGATCATTGAGCTGCGGATTCACCAGACAAACACCCATTCCAAGGAATACACCGATGCCCTGTTCGGCCGACTGACCGACAACTACGGCCATGCCGGGGAGGTGTTCATAAAGTACGTGGTCGAGAACCTGCCCGATGTGCTGGACATCCTGCGTGACGTTCAACTGCGTCTGGACGCTGCTGCAGGGCTTGGCCAACGTGAACGCTTCTGGTCCAACATCGGGGCACTGGCCATCACCGGGGGCCTGATTGCCAACCAACTGCACCTGATTGATATCGATGTCAAACGCATCTTCAACTGGCTTGTCGTGTTCCTGAAGGCTGGCAAGGGCGAAGTCAAGAACGGCAACACAACGGACGGTGCGGGTGCACTGGGTTCGTTCATCGCGGCCAACATCAACAACATCCTGATCATCCGTGATGGCGCAGCAGATAACGGGCTCCCAACGCCACCGATGCGCGAACCACGCGGTGAACTGCTGATCCGTTACGAGCCGGACACGAAGTACTTGTACATCGTGCAAAAGAAGTTCAAGGAATGGTGCGCCAAGAATCAGGTCAGTTACCACGACACCGTGAACAACCTGCGCAACACTGGCGTGAACATCACTGCCACAAAGAAACGTATTGGCAAAGGCACAATGGTTGCATCCCCACCTGTGAACGTGTTGATGATTGACGACACCATGCACCACGTATTCGACAGCGAAGCGGTGTTGGCCGCAGGTGATGATCAAGCCAATTGAAACGGAGGGTGTTCAGATCGAGATAGAGTGGGGGAAGTTCATCGTGGGCTCCTCCTTCTTTGTCCCGTGCATTGACACGGCCTCATTACGCAAGCAACTAGCTCAACAAGCAAAGGCACGTGACATACGGGTTCGTACGATAGACCGTGTAGAAAACACATTGTGGGGAGTTCGCGTTTGGCGGCTATCGTGATACGATCCCTATGCAACTTTGCGGTTGCTCATGAAGTCTCCTTTTGACCCCCCGGCTCAACACCGGGGGGTTATTTTATTCGCGGAGCATCTTCTCAAGTTCACGGGTGTAGCTGAGCATCTCGTTCTCGGATTCACGGATTTCATCAATCAGTTCCCGGCGCTCTTTGCCATCCATGCCCAGCATCTCTTCCGACCCCTGTTCAACCATCGTACGCAGGGCACGCATCTGGCTCAAGTCGCGCAAGGTGTCGTTGATCAGCGGGGCGGCAGCGATCAAGGCTTGGTTCTTCTCCAGATACTTCTCTGCCTTGGCTGGGTCGGTTTTGAGCAGGTCCTTGAAGGTTGCATCGGCTTGGCCAACCCTTTCCCGCAGGTCGTAGAACTCCGCCTTCTTGCGCCCGCCGATCGTGTCGTACAGGAAGATGCTGGTGAACGGCATCTGGTACAGCGGACGATCTGGGCGGGTTGGGTTCAGCATAGCGTCAGTCATCAGCAAGGTGGTTGACCCCGCCATACCAAAAACACCCTTCAAGAAGTTGTCAATCTTGATCGGTGACATGTTGGTGGTTTCCCCCAGCGCTTTCGCCAGCTCCGATGTGGAGGACGTGGACCGTTGGCCAGCTTCAAGCCGCTGCATGGATGCAGACTCCAGCTCCCGTTGCAGGAAGAAGGAGTAGTTGGTCATGTTCTCCAGCACAGGGCGGATGAACGAAGGCACGGCATTGGGTGACCCGTATGCAGAGAACCCGGCCTTGACCACGCTACCCAGTGCTTTGGTGATGTCTTGCTCTTCTTCGGTGCCAAGGCGCTTCATGTACTGAACAACGCGCTCGGGGATGGACTTGAAGACGAAGCCCAGTTCTTTCGGCACGGGGATTTTGTATCCGCCGGGCAAGAGCCAGTTGTTGTCACGCACTTCGTCTGTGGCGTTTTCGTAACCCTCGTCGTCGCTCATGGCCAGTGCGTATGCAAACCCAAACGCGGTCATGATGGCGACACGGCTCATGAACATCCGGCGTGCTGCAGCGCGTTCGCCAGAAGAAGACCCGTCAATACCCGATGCCGCACGGTACAGTACGTCCATACCCTGTGCGTAGGCGTTGAAGAACGGGATCACTCGTGCAGCCGTACGCATCGTGGCGCTGGAGCCCCTCCGGGTGAAGTTGATCAACTCGCGTGCGCGGGTCTGTGCCAGCAGCTCGTCGCCGTTGGTTTCCCGCATGGTCTCTTCGTACACAGCCAAACGAGCCGCAAGGTCAGAAGCCTTGGTTAACTGCTCAAGACGGTGGAACATCTTCCCGGCCACGTTGCGTTTTGTGGCGCCGATCTCTTTTTCAATATCGGTCACAGGCTCGTAGATGTTGAAGTCATAGTCCCCGATGATGCCCAGCTCTTCCATGCGTTTAACCGCCACGGATTTGCGCCCTGTCAGCTCACCAAAGAACACCTTGGGGAAGTTGTACAGAGTCTTCATGGCAACAACCAATGGTCGCTGCACACCGGAGTAGAACGCCGCACGCTGCGCGTCATCCACCACCTGCTTGATGGCAAACGGGGGCATGGCCGTGATCGACAGACGCAACACACGGGCTGTAGCACCAAGGGCCTTGGTAAGGCCGTTCATGATCTCGGGTGCCTGCTGGAAGGCCAGCATGTCGTATTCGTTTTGCACCTCGAAGAACACTGGCTCACCGTTGCGATACAGGCGCGGCACGACAAGATTCTGGTTCTGCGCAGCTTCGGGTTTTGGAATCTCCCGTGCAAAGCCACCAAGTTCCATAGCCTCCAACAGCTTCACGCTGGCGTTGTTGCGCATGGTGTCTTCCACCATCCAGCTCAAGCGGTTGGCGTAGGCATCGAGTACGTTGCGCACTGGGCGACCTAGCGAACCTTCCATGCCGGGGTAGTTGCGCAGCACTGCCAAGCCTTTGCCACGGGTGAACTTTGGTGCCACCGGGGTTTCTTCAAACACACGGTCGAACGGCACGTAGGCTTCGTTGTCCTTCCAGAATTGGCCCTGCTCTTTGGTGATCCGGCCAGTGGCAATCATCAGGTCGATGGCCTGTGTGCGGGTGGCGTTCAGGTCAGCTTGAATGCCCTGTATACCTTTGGACTTCTGGTAGATCGCTTCCATCTGGTCGATCTCTGCATTGGTCATGTGCAGGGTGATCTTGCGGGCGCGTTCTTCCGCAGCCTCTTTGGTCTTGCCCTTACCAGCAAGGATGATGGCCGATTGCTCCAGATCGTTGTTGTACTGGCGGATGCCGTGCACACGGTGGCCTTCCAGCACGGTAGAAATTTCGGACTTGGCTTCCTCGTAGGTCATGCCGTTTGCATCGGCAAAGTCCTTGACTTTGTTGAGCGCCGACACCATCGACTTGTCCTGATCGAACGTCTCAACCAGACCTTCCTTGGTCATGCGGATGCCGCCCGCACGGAAGAAGTCCATGATGATCTTGGCGTTGTCCTCCGCTTGGCGCACCAGCACCATAGGGTTCAGGTTGCCGAAGGAATCACGCACGCCCTTGGAGAACATCTGCGACACCTTGGATTCCACCGATGCAAACTTGTCTGCAACGGCTTGGCGGAATGTTGTGATGATGCCGGAGTTCTCACGAGCACGTTTCATGCCCTGCACGGCCTGACCCACCACACCATCGGGGCCACGTTCGCTCACAGGCAGTTTGTCCTGCAGCGCCTTGATAGCAGCGCGGGATGCGGGGTCGAGGTCCGCTGTGCCGGGGATGGAGTTGCGTTCACTTTCGGCAGTGGCCTCACCCTTTGCAGCGGTGAAGGACTCCATAGTGAACGCAGCTTTGGCCAGCAGTTGAACCTGCTCAGCGGTCAGATCGTTGATACCCAACGAGGTGCCGAACACGCGGTTGATTGCTGTCAGGATGCCCGTCTTGATCTGGTTGTACAGGTTGCGCAACATGCCGACTTTGGGCAAGGTGCCCGCAGCCTCAGACATGGCCATCTCTTCAACGAAGTAGGCCAGCAGCTCATCACCGAAGACTTCAGGGCCACGCTTCAAGTCCCGGATTGGGATGCGCTTGTACGCAGTCTGCGCCATCTTAGCTTCGGGGGAACCGTCAGCCTTCTCAATCATGTTTTGCAAGCGGGCGATGATGGCGTCGTACTGCTTCGCGCCCACCATATTCTTCAGGCCCAAGTGGGCACCGACCTCGTGCAAGGCCACAGACAGCACTTTGCCTTCTGGGATACCGTTGGCGTACAGGGTTACCACCTTGCCGTCATACAGACCACCGACTTTGCGGCCGTCCGGCGATGCAGCTTCGAGCTTGACCTTGCCAGACTTCAACATGCGGCGCAGCGCAGCGCCCAGCACGCCGGGCATGTTTGCAATCTCCGCTTGCATGGCGTCGAGGGTCTGCCCTGTGGCAGTAGCGGGTACGGAGCGGCGTTTCTTTGCCTCATCAGCCGCTGCTTGCAGTTCTGCGCCGGTAAGGGAAGGCCCAGAAATATCGAACGGCGACTTTGGCTTCGGCTTTTCCTTGGTCACCATTTCTTCAGCCATGGTTTCGACTTCAGGCGCTATGGTTTCATCCGGCTGCAGCAATGCGTCAAAAATACCTGTGGGCTTCTTGGCCTTTTTGGGTTCTGTTTTTGGGGCTTTTTTCGACTCTGTTTTTGGAGCCGGTGCGGCGGTAGGTTCCGCAGAGGGGCTTTGGTATTGCTGGTCAGCGGCCTGCCTTGGAACAGGGAATGGCACCACATCACCATTTTGCCCAACCAACGTAGTTGGCCAGTTTTCTTTATAGTCAAGACTCTCTGGATCAGCTTGCTCGCTCCACCTGATATTGGTGCGAAGCTCTACCGGCATGGTTGTGTACCCTAACGCGGCGAGAGCGCGAGCCCTGTGCCGACCTTCATGACCGTCAACAGTAGCCGTACCATCAGGCGCGATGTAAATACTCAAGTATGGGGGCGACGAAAACTTCTGCCCCTTTTCAAGCATTGACTGCACGCGTTCCACTTTGTCTTTTCGTGGCGTATCAGCTTCTGCCAACTTCAAAAACTCCGAAATAGGCATCGAAACTAATTTGTTTTTGCCCTTGTACGGGGTGATTGCGGCTTGTTCTACACCATCAAAATAGGTTTCTAC